AGCCCGGCACTAACCAATTCCGGTGGACTGCACTTAAATATACCTGAACGATTCAAACATTATGGCATTATCAAGCAAAGACTTTCAGCGAGAACTTAGTTCGGATAGCTTATTAAAAATAGTTAGAGAGAATACAGAAAATCCGAGCATTGAGCCTTCTTCCGTAGACCTACACCTTGGAAAATATATTGGAAGGTACGACAGAAACAACGGTCCAGTAAAAGTGTGGGACGAAGAAACGTATCCGGAATACAAGGTCACTGAACATGAAAATCCTGTTATAGCTGGTGGTGAATTCCTATTAGCTCATACGAAGGAATATGTAGAAATTCCACCATCTTGCGTAGGATTCCTACATGGAAGATCATCTGTAGGAAGACTTGGATTGTTCATTCACAATGCCGGACTTGTGGACGCCGGGTTCCAAGGAGAGTTAACATTGGAATTATATAACCCTCAACCGTGGCCGATTGTGCTTAAGGAAGACATGAGAATCTGTCAAATGACAGTTCATATGCACGATTCTCGTCCAGATGTTCCGTATAGTCCACAGAACAATAACAAATATCAAGGACAAGAGGGTGCGACCCCTTCCAGTCTTTACCAAGACTTTGAAAATGATTCATAAAGATATTAACCGTAGCGTGTTCACGGAGTATAATAAAGAAGTAGAAAAGGTTGCCGAAATTATTGCTCATGATCTTCCAGAAGAAGGAACACTTGATGGAAGAGAGTGGTGCAAAAAATATAATATCCCGGAAACGGTATTTGCTGATGCAATAAAAGAAGTAGATAATGCAGATTGGGGAGTCAGTCCAATGTGTCCTTGGAAATCAAAATACTTAGAATAATGACTACAACAAGAGTCCACAAAGATGATCCGAATTGTGACGTATACATAGGCCGCGGAGAAGATGGTGAATTCCATCTCGCTAAGGCCGTGAGTAACCATGAATTCGACAGAGAAGGTTGGTTGGGTAATCCGTATCGTATGTCGGACTACTCCCGTCAAAAGGCTATTGAGCTATATGAACGTGACCTACAGTGGATAATCGAAGAAAAACCGTGGTTCCGGTCGGTTCTGAAAAATCTGTATGGGAAAAATCTCGGCTGTTATTGTGCGGAACATCAGGATTGTCACGGTGACATTCTAATTCGGAAGATTAATGCACTCTATTGGGAAGAGAAGACGTAAATATAACGTTCTTTTAAAAGTTTTGGAATCCTTCCGTAAAAGAGTTAATCAGGATTCCCGTCCAAGTCATTTCACTCTTGAACGAATAAAATAAGTGACAGTGGCCTCCCCCACGGGTTGAACGTGGAAGGAAGCATTTTGTAGTTAATTTTATATGGAATGAGGTTGCTGTCTGTAATATGGAAAGAAGTGTTACGCTGGATCCACTCCGGGCGGAGTTGGTTGTTCGATTCGCCACACAAGCTATACGAGACGGTGAACTTGATAGACTGGAAGAGGCCGCCGCCCGCGATCTACGTGACAGCGTAATTCAGGCAAATACTACCCACACGCTGACCAGCCGCACTCAAGACACGTAGGACAACCTCCGATAAGCTGAATATTTCCAGAATGGCAATCCTTACACTGATCTGCAAATCCGCCCATCTATTCTTTCTCCGGGTCCGTTTTCTCTTTGAACGGAAGTATTTCCATCATTCCTCCAATCATTGCATCAATTCTTCCACGGCGCAGAGCAAGTGCCATGAAGAATCCGAGCATATACACTAAATCCATAACGTGAACATTTTGTATCATTATATACTCCGAGTGTACTTGAAGACGTTAATATCTTCCAGTCCGGAAGTTCCTCCTGTTTCCACTATTTTTATCCGGACCTTATCAATTGGATAATCAACAGTGAAACTGTCTTGGGCGTTAGTGGAAGTAGATTCCGTAGTCCAAACGTCATTCCCACTAACGTCTTGTCCGATACATTCCTGAAGGCGAGCTTCAGCACTACCAAGAACGGACGAAATAGTATATCCAAATGTAACCTTTGAAGCCTGTTCATCAAGATTTTCAATTCCGAGAACCTGACTTCCGCCTGCTGAAATGGTAACTGCTTCTGCTGTCTGTTCTTTATTCTTATGAATTTCGAGATGCTTAGTGTTAGTCATTTTAAACTACCTTGTTGTAAAGTTTTAGATACGAATGCTGATCGAATATTGTTTCCGCAAGTTCTACTCCTTCGCTCGGATTAAAGTCAACAGACCGAAGATGTTTAACCGCTTCAGATTCCCAATTATACTCATAATGAGCATAAACGTCTATGTATTCCGGAAGAGCTTCGTTCCGAAATAATGTAACATGAACCTGCTTCCGGTCGTCAACAAGTCCGGTAGGGTCATTTTCCGGAAGAAGACGCCACGAACCCGTTGATTTTCTATTATCGGAACCGTGATACTTATAAGCGGCAATAGGATTCCGTTCGAATCCCATGTCCCAAAGCTCCTTTTCCACAGTTTCCTCCCCGACGTGAAGCGTTCCGACGTACTGATCCTCGTATACTTTAGCTTTCCCATAGCCGCCGAGAGGCTTCAGAACCGTGTGAAGCTTTGGGTAAAGACTTCTACGGAGATTTTCCTGATAATCCGCCGCAGGACCGAGTAGAGAGCGTGGAATCATTCGTCTACTCCCCAAATAATTTCGTCGTCTTCCTTCGTACAATCCGGACAGACGAGTCCTGTCTTTTCTACTTCTTTTTCTTCTTCAACAGTATAAGAAAATACAATGTTTTCGTCCTGTTTCACAACCTCAGGAGTTTCTACCGGAACATGATCGAACATATTTTCCGGAATGGAATATTTAATAGTTTCCGTGTCCGCGGTTTCCGTGATACCTCCATCATTTTCTTTAATCTTAGTACCGTTAGAGACTTCTATCTCTTCCGGAGCGCCGGGGTGAGCCATTTCAGCGGCGACTGTTTGTTTATCTTTATCCAGCTTGGACGCAACCCCTTCCAGTCTTTCTCGTGTCTTTTCAGTATGTCGCATACCGTAATGCTGTTCTTGAACTTCTATACAACAGGTGTCCGTTCCGATTACGTAGTTAGCATACTTATCAATCGGACGGGACAGTTTCGCACTGCAACGAAAGCAATTGTTTCCAGACATTGTTATAATTTCATAATGAACGTTAATTCTGTGTAAGACGGCTGATTATTATACGAATTTCCACTTCCTGTACTTCCAATATTCAAACTGTGATTGTGACTTCCATTTGTTCCAGAAGTTTTACTTCCAGATCCTCCAGTGTCCGGAAAGTCTCCATCTCCTCGACTTTGATCATACTCACCTGTATCTGTATACTGCTGGACTTTATGAGTATGTGATCCGTCAGTACTGGTAGAAACGTCATGATTATGAGACGGAAGTTGATTTGTAGATAACGTTTTACTGTTTTCTCCGCCTCTCGTTCCGGGGTCAGTAGTTCCGTTCGGAACGGAACATGGGTAACGGTTCCGAAGATCGGGCGTTCCATTGTTACCATCACAGAATACCCAACCACGCGGAACATCTCTCATTGAACCGCTCCACGGAATAATTATTCCAGATGGAAAATCAACTTTCCGACCAATAAATGAAGTATTTGTCATATTTTCATAATAAACGCGACTTCGTAATACTTAGGTCGATTATCTATACTGCTATTTCCTCCAGTGTTGGACATTGTAGCGGAATGATTGTGAGAGCCGTTATGTGTATTTCCGAATCCTTCATCATTATCATTAACTATTCCTTGGTGAATAGTGCTATAATAAGCATAGGTATCATACGTTGTAGGATAATCATGTGTATGACTTCCAGCCGTATTCGTAGAACCCGAATGAGTATGAGATGGAATATTTCCAACTCCAAGAGTAATACTATGGGAACCTCCAGTTTCTCCACTTGATTTTGAAGGACTTGAAGTTCCTTTAACAAAGTCATGAAGAAGATTTGGTGTTCCGTTATTTCCGTCGCAAAGAACCCATCCGGATGGAATATCTGAAATTAACCCTGTCCACATTAATATGGGATTGTTCTCCCAATTGTTTTCTTTAAAGCTACTCATAGTTTTTGAATAAATGCAACTTGGTGGAATCTTGGTCTATTGTCTATACTGTTTCCACTTCCTGTACTACTTGTAGTAGCTGTATGGGAATGTGAACCGTTAGACGTAGTTTCTACACTCTTTGTTCCCCCAATAGTTGCGTATCCATCATTTCCAGTATCATAAGTATTGTCACGGCATGTGACAGTAATATCATGATCACCAACTGAATCTACTGTAACACCATGATCGTGATTTGGCATTTGGGAAGCAGTTAACGTTAAACTATGTTGACCTCCAGTTTCTCCCGGATCTTCTGCGGAACTTACAGAGCGTGTGAATCTATCTAAAAGATTCGGTGTCCCATTGTTTCCGTCACAAAGTGCCCATCCGGAAGGAATATTGGAAAGTGGTTCGTTCCAAAGTGCAATTGTACCAGTCGGTGCTTTAATTTTACTTCCGAATGAATCAGGCATTATTCTACCCTGCCAATGAACCGAATGCCTGTTGATCTTAACCGACTCCACCGTTAAAGTATCCGTTATCAAGGCCGATAGCATACGTCAAATGGCCCCCGGAAGTATTCGTGACCGAAACCATTTCCGGATTACCTTCTTCATCGTCATAGAGCGTTACACCGTCTCCAGACAGAACAACGTCCGGAGAATTGTTCGCGGGATCGGCGTACTGATTCTCGTCATACACAATCAGATCTATTCCGGATGGACAGACAGACGTAAATCCGTCTTCCGTCAAGGAACTTTGTGATATATGAATCGTTTCACCGTCTTCCAGACCGAACGTGTAAAGATTAACAATTGAATTTTGTGGAATTGTACCACCAGCGTGATTAGTGTATTTTTCGTATCGAAGGTCCGCTCCGTTTGCTTCAAGAGCGTTATTTACCGTAACCTTTCCTGTAGTGGAAGTAATCGCATAGCCACCTGTATCAAGATTTCCTTCCATCTGGTCGCCGTCAGCCATAAAGAACCGACGCCATTTTGTATTCGTTCCATCGTAAACAAATAACTGTTCTCCGGAACCGGCACTCGGACTATCAGTACGATATGAAAGGTGTCCAGTTTCCGGAGAAGTCGGATGAGATGTTCCGGAAACAGATTCCAGACGTTTGTTAGTGAGATCGATTAGATGTTGAATATCATCAAGTTCGTTACTTACTCGAAAGTTGTCCCAAGCGTCAACGGGCTGGTCGCCTTCAAGGTAATTGTAACCGTCCGGATATTCGCTACCTGTACTACCCCAACTTTTGTTACTGCTACTGTAGTTTGACATATTAAATCAGTCCTGCGTAAGTTCCGCCGTTGTTTTTCGGATCACCGTTACTGTCCAGTCCGTCGTAACCTTTGGACGGATCACTTGAAAGACTGGAAGAGTCGAACCCGCCATTCGCGGAGTCATACGGTCCGGAATAGTCGCTTTCACTAAGATATGTAAACGTTCCGCGGGTAGCGGCATCAATACGGAATCCCGCCGCGGAGTGTTTGTTAATAATATCCCGGAATTCTGAATTCGTAATTGAAGAATTTTCCAGTGAATCTCCCGGAACGGTAAGTTTGACTGCACCATTTTCTGTAAGTTTTTCGTAGCTTACTTTTCCGTTATCTATATCAAGTAATGTTCCAGTGTTGTTGATAACGTCCCATGCCGTACCCTCGCTCGTCATTGTTTGGAATTCCGCTATCGTTCGGGTACGATACTTTTCTTTGGACTCTCCGTCTTTTGGTGGAAGTTCGACAAGTTTTGCAAGTCGTTCTACTTGATCTCTTGTTTCTGCCCATTGAACATGAGTAGCATTTTCAACTTCATCAATATCATAACCAACATCGTCAAACCGAAGACCTACTGTATTGAGAAGTTTAAAGTTCCCACTATATTCGTCTCTCGGAAGAATATTATCAAAATTTTCTAAGAGATCATCAACACTGTGTGATCTCGTTCCGCCAGAGGCGGTAAGTTCACCATCACTCATCTGGAATAGATACCTTGTTAAACTGAATTACTCCATTTTGATTAGTTTTAGC